TGTTGAATCGTAAAAGCTGATATCGCCTGTTGAGTGGTCTAGGTCTATCCGTTTTGTGAATGTGTTCGCTGCATCGTTGACCGTTTGTAGCTTAAAGACGCCTCCGTTGCTCCTTAACGCAGAGTTTAAATTCGTTGCATCCGTTTCATTTAAAATCAATCGTGGAAAAGCGCTCGATATTTCAGCGTCCCCATCCACAGTCAGCCCATCGCTGGTCAATGTAGTAAAACGACCCGCAGCAGGCGTTGTCCCACCGATCACAGTCCCGTCGATTGTGCCTGAGTTAATATCAATACCAGTGACAGGCGTTGTGCCGTCAAGCAGGTTATCAATGTCATCAAGGTTGTCGTTGATCTTGCCGCCCCAAGTGTCCTCGGATGCGCCTACTTCTGGCTTAACAAGCCCGTAAGTCGTTGTGGTCGTGTCTGCCATGATATTCTCCTATGCGGCGTCGGCCCAAGTTTCACTTGCTGCCGAGGCTGCGTTCCAATCCGTCGATGTGGGGGAAGACGCAATCCAGTCCTCGGTCGCGTTGGCTACATCCTGCCATATTTCAGTCGCGGGATCAACTGGCGTCCATGTCTCTGGCGTGCCTGCCTCTGGCTCCCACTTCTCAATCGCATTCGCCGCAAACGCCGAAGAGGCCGCAATGCTACCCGCCCCCAACCGAACGCGCAGGATATTAGCGTCAACCGTTGAGCTACACGCCGTGGCGGCGTCAAACACATAGAGGAAGACTGTGCTCACCGATGTAGACGCTGAGGCCGCCGCAGAGCCGTCACAGAGGCGCACCTTAGTCGCTGCGGAAGTCACACTGGCCGAGGGCGCTGAGGAGGCCGCAGAGAGCCTCACACGCTCTACAGTGGCCGATGCAGATGCGGCTGGGCTGCTGGTAGCCGCCGCAAGGTTAATCTTCTCGGCAGACGCGGATGTTGTAACGGATGTTGTAACGGTCGCGGCACTCTCACGCACGCGCTGGGCGTCTGAGGTGTTGCTTGAGGCAGTGACAACGATAGAGGCCGACAGGCGAACACGGGTTGAGGCGGCTACAGTGGCGCTGGCCGTCACGACAGTGCTGGCAGCGACCTTTACGGCCCCGTCAACGCCAAAGGCTCTGGAACCGTATGATCCAGTCCCAAAGCCCGTTCTGTAGACCGTATCGGCCATGCTTAATCCAGTGTGATGTCGAGATCACCCGCAGGGACGCGAAGCACGTCGCCCGTGTCGATAACCTTGGCTGTTGAGAGAGCGGCGTAGGCGATCAGGTTGCCGCCAGTGGATGCGTCGTACACGCCGACGTGGCTGACAGTGCCGTATGTCGCCGTAGCCGTCGGAAACTCAATGGCTGCGTTGTTTGAGGCTGTGTTGCCTGACACGGTGAACGCCGCTGTCTGACGGGCGTATGCCGTGCCGACTGTGGTCACTTCAGTGCCGCTGCCGTCTTCGTCAGGGTTGCTCGTGAAGAGCGCGAGATATGTTGCGCTGGGCCGTGTGGGGCTGCTCAGCGGATCAAGTATCCAGTTGAGAACCAGCGTTTCTGCGGAGTTTGAAAAGCTCATCTAGTAGCTCCTGATTTTCATTTTCAATCCAGAGCCGCCATATTTGCTGCGCTCACTTTCAGCATTTATAGCATCAATGGCGCTCTGGAACAATGCAGCGAAAACTTGGATGCGGGCATCGTCTTTGAGGTATGGGGCGGCGTGAACCAGCGCGCCGTAGAGGTAGGCGTCTGGATAGCGCTCCAAGAGCCAGTTGGATGTGTTGCTATCGCTCAGGGCGGGGATGCTGGCAATATAGTAAAGCTCAACGTCATATGTGCCGTCTGGCGCTGGGTAGACCTCAATCTCGCCAGCCGTGATGGCGTAGTACGCAGGCGCGCCGCTCGTGTTAAGGCTCTTGGCCTTGCGATCCAGCAGCTCGGCCTGGCTGATCAGCTCCAGAGGCTTTGTGTCGCCGCTGGTGACGTACATGCGGACGACCTCAACGAAGTCAGCAGGAATGGCGCTGTACTGCGTGTCCAACTCGGCTGTGCTGCGCTTTTCCATACGCCAGTGGCGTACACGGCGCTGCATGTCAGCCTCGGCAAGCGAGATGAAGGATGTCGTGACCGACGCAAGATCATCACGGTTGAGAAAGTCCGCGATGCTGGATTGCAGCTCTGCGTATGTTGTAATTGCCATTTAGCTCACCACTTCGCCTTGTCGGCCCAGTATGCCGCAGACATTTTGCCCTTGGCGATGTTCTTTGCGTGACGCGCCTTGAACGCCTTATTGCGTGCAGAGCCATCAGGCGATCCTGACACACCTTGCTGCCCAAAGCGGATGGTCTTGGTCTTGTCACCCTCTTTGGCGACGACAACGTGAGACTTAGTCTTGTGGCTCGGCGTGCGCTTGGGCTTATTATACGCCGAAACGCCCGCTCTGGCCAGCTTTGGGTCTTTTGGCATCACTTGCGCTTCTTGCCCAAGCACTTACCAGCGCGCTTGCACGCGGCGGGGGTTGGGCAGCCTTTGCAGGTCTTGAATACTGGTGCTTTCATGGTGGTGATCCTTCTAGAAGCGGTAGCCGCGATCAACATAGCCGCGATAGGTGTCTTCGACTATACCGCTGTTCATAACCTGGTCAGCCATCTCAGGGCCGTACATGTCAACCAAGTCCTGCGCAAAGCGCTGACGCGGGTCAACGTAGGCCGTGGCGGGGTTCATGCCAGACGTTGCGTAGTCAGGTGAGGGCATACCGACCGTGCCACGTCCGCTGTACTGCGGCGGCTGGTAGGCCGTGGTGGGGTTCATGCCAGACGTTGTGTAGTCAGGCGATGGCATGCCAACAGTGCCGCGCCCGCTGTACTGCGGATCGCCGCCGCCCACAGTGCCGACGGGTGGGGGTGTCGCCATAGGCGGGCCGCCGATGTTGTCTGAGCCGTAGGCCGCCATGCGAGCCTTCTTGCGCTCTTCGTCCTTGGAGCCGTAGGGCGAGGCCGCGAGGTTGCCGAGCACCGAGTAAAGGCCGCCGCCCTCGAACTTGTCGCCCATCTGACCAGCGCCGCCGCCGTCGATCATGTCGAGGAAGTCTAGAAATTTACGGTCTGCCATAGTGCCGCCTTGCAAAGTTTTCAATTCAGTGAAACAATACACGAAAGACGCAGATGCTACAACACCCGCGCCTTTCTAACCGAAACGACCTGTGAGGAGGCCGACATGGCTAAAGAAGATTTACCAACACCAGAAGAACTCCGCAAGCTTTTGCGGTATGCGCCAGATACAGGGAAACTGTATTGGCTGGAGCGATCTACTGAATTTTTTGAAGATGGTAAACAATCGGCTGAGCGTGAATGTCGCCGCTGGAATACGAGGTACGCGGGGGAAGAGGCGTTTATCACAGACCACGGGGAGGGCTACCGACAAGGTAGCATTTTCTCCGTGATGTACTTAGCGCATCGCGTCGTCTGGGCAGTTCACCAAGGTGAGTGGCCAACGCACGAAATTGACCATATTAATGGCGTTAAAAACGACAATCGAATCGAGAATTTACGGGCCGTGACAAGGGGAGCGAACAGCCGTAATTTGCCAAAACGTGCGGACAACAGTAGCGGCGTCACGGGTGTTACGTGGAATAAAAACGCCCTGAAGTGGACAGCCCAAATTACCGTGAATACTCAACAGGTGCATCTCGGCGTCTTCACCAAAAGAGACGACGCTATCGCTGCCCGCAAGGCGGCAGAGGCGAAGTACGGGTTTCACGAAAACCACGGTCGGGCTAGGCAATCCCTTTAAGTCCTCGCCGTATAGGCTGGCCCCACTGGCTAGACTTACCGCTCAAGGCCGTGATGGCGTCGGAGGCCATCGTGAGGCAGAGTGCGTCTGCAAGGTCAGGTGACTTAAGCCCGCGCTTCTTCATGGCGTCTTTGCTTTCGGCCTGCATCTTGCCAGACGAGGTGAACGAGTAGCGGATGCCTGTCAGGTCAGCCACGAGGTCGTCGTTGCTCGGTATCTTGCACGAACGGTCCTCAAGCCAAGCCTTCGTCTTGAACCACAGCTCTGTCCGCAGGTTGTTGTAAGTCTGACCCAGCGACGGCGCTTCCGACACGTTCACGCCACGCACGGGAGCGCCAAGCTCTCGCAGCCGATCCACGACACCGCCGCCAACGCCGATGCTATCGACCATGATCTCGCTCGGGCGCTGGCTCATCGGTAGAGCCTCATACTCCGCCATGACGCGCCCGACAGTCTGCATCAGGTCAAGCCCCTGCCACGACTTGATCTCAGTCACGACGTTACCGACACGCTTGCAGAATGCCGTCCTGTCAGCCCCGAACCGCGCGGGGTCAACCGCCCAGACGGGTCGCATGTCTGGCGTCACCTCAATGTCGCGGTGCATGGCGCTCTCAACGAGGTGAAACGGAATGATCGTATTGTCGTCGCTCAGCGGGAACTCGCCCAGCACGCGGATGCGGAAGGCGCTTGAGTCCTCGCCATACCGCATGCGCATCTCGTCAACGAACTCCTCGGAGACGAGCGGGCTGTCAACGCAGGACCAGCGCCGCGTCCACCATGAGCCTGCCAAGCGCGTCTGGCTCTCGAAGAACGTCCCGCTGGACCGTGTAGGGTTGCTGAGCAGGATCGTCGTGGCGCTGTGGCCCGACATGGAGCCAGCAGCAGCCTCAAACACCTTCTCAGGCACGCCAGACGCCTCGTCCACCACCAGCAGCACGT